CACGAAAAGTTCCTGCTAATCCTGATACACCCTTTGCAGTTCCTCGTGCAATCTTACCTGTACCTTCTAGCCTGTCATTAAAAGCTGTTTCTGCAGTTTCGAGTCCTTTAATCTGTGCTGCATAGACCCCCGTGCCATTATCAAGAGCCTTTAAATCAGCAATTCTACGTGCAGTTAACTCTTTGCCTCTTTCAGCTTGCCTAATAGATAGATCTTGCGTTGCAAGAAGTTTACGAATTTCTGCCCCTTCAGTACGAGCTAATTTAGCATTAGTGCCTTGAATAGCTCCTGTACCTGTTAACCCTCCTTCTCCTTTAGAGAGAGCCTGTTTAGCAGCCGCCTGGAACTTAGTAAGAGCTTCTGGACCGGCTCTTGAAAATTTCTCAGTAAGATTATCTAATTTTCTAGTAACAAAATCAAATCCAGACCCTAGTCCTGCAACTATAGAGTCTTTTAGTTTTGAAAAAACAATAGCACCTACAGCCCCAAAAGCTATAATTAAATTACCTGTTTTAGATAAGAAATCAGCAATAGGGCTTAAAACATTTGCTACGAATCCTAACACAGATTGTGTTAAGTCTTGGAACTTAGCAGCTAATTGTTCGATTGATTGTTGGGAAGTTTTAGAACTTGTATCAATAATACCAAACTTTGCATTACCTTCATCAATAACAGCATTAACAAATGCTTGGCGTCTTTCAAAAGTAGTCAAACTAGAAGCACTTCTATTTAAAGATGCAGCATACTTATTAACAGCAGGCTCAATACGAGTAAAAATACCAAGTTCATCGATAAGTTCTGGTTCTAACTTAGCAGAGCCTCTAACTAGTCGGTTAAAAGAATCTGTTAAATCTCTACCTAAAGCACGAGATGCTTTTAAAGAAACAGTTGTAAGACCTTCAATCTGTTTAGCACTAAAACCTGCAGAAAGTGCGGTGTTAACTTGAGTAGCAGCTTCAACAATAGATAACTGATTTTTTGTTATCTCTTTTGTTTTAGCAATAATTTGATCCCCTGATTCCCCAATAGTTCTAGCTAAAGTTTGAGTACCCCTAATAACTTCTTCGTTTCTAGCAGCTCTAGACAGTGCTTGGAAAGCAGAAGTAATAGCAAAGATATTAGCGGCAGCGCCTGCATAAACAGAAACCAGACCTCCCAAACCAGATGCTTGAGCAGAAAACTGTCTTCCTGCTGATGCGCTGGTTTGACCAAGTCTGGTTTGTTGTTTAGTTACTGTTTCAGTAGCCGCAGCTGCTGCAGCCGCTCCTTTGGTACTAAAAGTAGTTTCAATAATATTTTTAATTGATGCCACTAGCGTCTCACCCTTGATGCGGCTTCTCTAGTTCTACGTTGTTGGTCATAGTGTGTAGAAGCCTCAGAAATACATACTTGAAGAAGTTCAAACACCTCTTCACTATCTTCAATTTTATAGATGCGCATAATATCTCCTAAACCTGCATAGTCTTTACCTAACCAGACTCCATTCATTCCCTCTATCTTATCTGGCAAAGCATTAAAAAGCCTTAGAGCTTGTTGCGCTTCGTAACTTAATTCATGTACCTCTGGCGGCATTTCGTCAGGGTCAGGGTCCCATCCCATCTGTTCACACATTAACAGATATTGGTCTTGGGTCATTCCCCCTGCTTGGAAGCTGTGCCGGAGGTACTTTTCGAGTTTTTTGAGTCTTCAGCCTTCTTATTAATAGAAAACTGCTCATAATCATTTAGTGCGTCAGTTACAAACTGATCAAAAACTGTGGAATTCTTTAGAAGATCTAGTGCGTCTTCTTCAGAATAATTTACGTCCTCATTTGGCTCCATAGAACTAATATCTACTGGAAGAAGCTTGGGCAACGATCTAACTTTAAGACCTGACCACCCCTTAATTGCTCTACGTGAATACTCTTCAATAAACTTATCATTATCAATTTCCTCTTCACGTTGACGAGTACGCTTATTAAACTTATATGTAAGACTTGAGTTACGAATCTTCATTAGATCATCACGACCTAAATATACTAGATTAACTACAAAACCTTCGATATCAGGAAACTCTACGTCAATTACGGTTTCCTTTGCCATTAAACTTGAAATTTTACTCATTTTTTGGTTTTCCCCTCTGTGTTAATAAAAAGGGTGCTCACCGTCGTTATCAACGCCTGTCAAACTGAGGGGGCAAGTTTGACGTTTGTTAACAGTGAGCACCCACATGAAATTAAATTTTGCCCCCTCAAAGCTCATTTAACTTACTTTTCTACAATAAGTGTCAACTCATCTCCGGTACCTTTGCTAGTTTCCTGAGCAAGGAAGTTAACTGTAATACCGATAACATCTTCAACAGCGTGAGTTGGAATCTCGAACTGAATCTTTGGCATATTGATTGCAAAGAATGGTGCTGTTGCTCCGCCAATTTTAAGGTTAGCGTTAGATGTAGCAGAAGAAGATGTACGAGTGTCTTCAACGATCTGCTTCAAGAACTGAGCAGAATCACTTGAACCACCACGTAAGTAAGCACTTAGTGAACCAGAAATAGCACGAGCACCGGCAAACTGACCGATAGGTGAGTTAAGAGATGCAAGCTCTTCTGGTGTTAAGTATGTGATGTTATTATTGTAGTCAAAACTGAGTGCAGTTACTGGGAATGTGAAATCAACCCCTGTAGCAGTTGAACTTTCAGCGTGCTTAATATCAATTGTTGAAAGTCTATTCTTAATGAAGCTAGCAGAAGAAATTGTGCCAGAAACATTATAAGAGTTCCAAGGATGATAAGAAGCCTCAGCTGTCAGTGCATACTGATTTGAGTTAGCTGTGATTTCATTTCCTCCAGCATTTAGTATTCCACCGAATACTGAAATAGCATTATTACGTTTATCATCACGAAGTTCGATTAGGTTTGTACCGAATCCTGTCCAAGTGGTTGTAGCAATGCCGTCAATAGCAGCATCAATAGACCCTTGGTTAACAGTTGCGTTAGAAACCTGATAAACAACGTTATCCATTTTGAAATATAGATGGTATTCAGAAGCAGTAGCAAAGTTTGCAGAATGCTGGAACACGTTTGCAGCAGCAGCACGCTCTCCTAGTGCAAATTTACCATCAGCCTGCCAAGTACTCTGAAGTGAATCGCCAGAAGCAAATGCAGTGTTACTCATTAAGGCTTGCCACATAAACCAGTCGGCGCAAGGCATTGAATTACCTTCAGCAGACTTATCTGAAGCACCTGCGGTCTTTTCAAGACCTGTTGGTTTTAGATACGCCTGGAAGTTCCAGTCAACTGGGTTAAGGGCGGTATTAAATCTCTGTTGTGAACGATCAGGAGTCAAACCACTTTCTAGTGATGTGATATCCTGAGTTGCAGCAGCCTGAGACACGGCAAATCCAGCAAGAATTTCTACTTGCCAAGTGTTTGCAGGTTTCATAGCTGTTACTTCGGCACCGCTGGCAATATCAACGGTGGACATAAACACTTTTGTGTTTCTCTGTAGGTTAAGTTGGGCAGCCATTTAATTAAACTCCTTTATATATTTAATTGGTATCTTGTTGTCACGTCTATTTCCAAAATCCCAAAGGGAGCTACTAAACCTTCATCTGTGGAAACACCTTCTATTATCATATCTAGTATTCCAATGTTTGATCTATCACCTAAGTTATATACAATATGCTCTATATCATCTGCTAGACTTTCTGCGGTTGTTATAGGGTTTTCTGCTCTAACATAAGCACGGATCGCAATGTTTAGCTCTCCAGTAGTTAATCCTGCGGTATCGTAAATTCTAGATTCTGTTCCTGCATTTACGCATATTGTAGGAAAATCATTAATTTCGTCTAAAAATTTCACGCGACGAAAACAGTTATTTGAAATATCTAAGTTATAAGTGTAGCTTGCGTCAAAAGTAGAAACATCGCCGTTTATTTTTTTCAACTCAGATACCAATAAGTCGGTAATTTCTTTTCTTCGACTTAACGCCATTTATTTTCTACCTTTTCATAGTATATCAAATTGATTTTTATAAAGCAAATCCTAAATTCTCAAAACAGATTCGTGCCCAGTTTAAAAACCTCTTATAATTCTAAAACGAGTTCCATACACTTGTTTAACAGTATCTCTAATAGAACCTTGTAATAAAAATCTAGGTGCTCTTGCTCCTCTTTTTTCGTGAACACGATAGTTAGGAGCATAATAATATGTAATTAATTGTTGTCTAATATTTTGCATAACTCTAACAGATTCTGCAAATTGACCAGTTCTATATGTTAGTACAGTAGGACTTAAAGGCTCTCCTCTAATAGGTCCTTTAGGCATACGACGCTCTACTTCTTTTTGTACTAAAGCACTTAATTGAACGTCTGAAATATAGTTTACTTTAGTTTCTGCCTTTTTCTTTTTCGTTTTAGCTGTTATAGATCCTTTTCCTAAAAGGGCAGACCCTTTTTCATATTCAATTAAAAATTTGCCCTTAAATTGTGAGTTCAAGAATTTAATTACAGAAGGAGAGAATTGTGAAAACTCTGCTGCTAAATCTTGAGCAATTGCCAGACTAAGCTTTTTTAATTCTACATCTAAAGATTTATTTGCTTTGTTTAAAGCGTTTCTAACTTCAGCTTCTGTAAAGTAAATTTGAAAGTAGACTTGTCCTTCTGCGCCTTCTGTCACTTTTATTTTAGCTTTAGGATTTTTGGATATTTGTTGCCAGTTCCAGCCAATAGATTTAATTATTCTTTTTCCACCAACTTGTATAGGAACTTTAATATCTGCTGCTTTTAAAGCAAAGTTTTTTCTTAATGCGATAGCAGCAGGAGATCTACTCTTATTTAAAAAAGATTTTAAACCTTCACTATCATTTTTTAATTTAACTAGCTCTTGTAAAAAAGAATCACCAAATCTAACGCGTTCTTCGATAGGAGTTGCAGAGCCTTCTGAAGTATCAAACCCAGTTATAAGTTTTGTGGTAGAGCGTAAATTAATTCCTTGTCCGCCGGCTATCCCAATCTGTCCTGCTCTAGTTACTTGTCCTGAAGAGTCTGTTGTTGTAGAAATAGCTTTATTTTCTGAAACAACAGCCTGTCCTGACTCCGCATCATAAACAATATTATCGGGTATAACACCAGACCCTGATTTTCCTTGAATAAGGGTACCACCTAAATTGTCTACCATAACCCTATCAACAATATTTGATAATCTTGAGTAGATACCAAATAAAGCTCTGGATAATGGTTCATTTGTAGCTTTTAAATAAAAACGAGCAGGTCCTATTGCATTTCTAGATTTAAATAGTAAGTCTAATGCATTAGGTCCTGTAAAAGTTTTACCGTCTGGTCCTGTGACTTTAAATCTAGTAACAGACTCTATCATACTAATAAATCACTCTATATAAATCTAGAATACGACGAATGTGTGGAGGAAAATTAGCACTCAATGCTCTATCTTGAACATTCTCACCTTGGAAAGTAAAGCCTTGGGATTCTTGCCGATCTTTGTGTAACATTTTAGCATAATCCATAGTAGCCATCAATAAATCTTGAGGAATAGAGCCAGAATCATATCCAGACTTATAAGTTACTCTAACACCACGAGGATAATTCTTAAATGTAGCAGCTCCTACAAGAGTTAATCCAAAATCTCCTGTACCATCACCAATATTTTTAGTAATTTCGCCTGTATCAGGGTAGAATAAAAAGTCTTCTACAGAAGCGTGATCGTCAGCAAAGCCAGAGGTATCATTGTCTCCATCAAAATGTGCTAATAAAACAGTATTATCATCTGTCGCATGTTGGTAAGAAGGAGCAGTAAAAGCAGTAGTATGTCTAGCAACATGAGAGATACGAGTTTCATCCATAAATCCATTAAAATATTGATAATTTGAAGTAACATTTTGTCTTGCAATTTCAAGTTGCGCAGAAATATCAGGCATCACATTTGAAGTAGTTTGTGTGCCTATAGAAGTTCCATCACGGTAAAGTGTCCAAGAAGAACCAGAACGAACAATTTCTACATGATGAAAAGTATTAGCAGAATAACCAGTTGAGGCCGCATGTGTAACATTAACAACTTCAGTACCTCCAGATACTGCTCTAAAAGTAAAACCATTAGTAGTATCATATCCAAGGGACCAAAGATTATTAACATCCGCAGATTGTGAGATGAATACTGCATTAGCAGAATAAGAGTTAGATCTTATTTGTGTATCAATAGTAAAATCAGAGTCTCCAAAATACCAGTCATTAGAATCAGCTAAATAAATATAGTCATCAGATCCGTCAAAAAACACAGAGGAGTCCCCGAACTTTTTATATCTAGTTTTTAGAACGGGTCCTCCACTGCGAGTTAAAGTATGGTTTGAATCTATTCTTGTTACTGAAGAACCATCTGATTGTGGATTAGTTAGTTTTCTATATGCAGTACCGTCATACTCAGAAATAGAATGAACATTTTGTAAGGGTAGCCTAGATACAAAAACCGAAGATTTTCCTCCGTCAAATACTTCTGAATACGAGTTACTTAAAACTTCGTGTCCAATATAGTTTTCTACAGCACCACAAGCGAAAGAAATAAGATTGCTGAGTCTAGCATCTTCGTTAGAGCTTGTAATGTTTAGATAATTTTTTATTTGTGCTAAAGTTACATATGGATATTTACCATAATTGCTAGACATTGTTTATCCCCTTCTTATTTAGTAACGATTGTAGTTTTTGGCTTAACAGGAGCCACAGCCTCTACGGAAGTAGCGCTGACTACTTTTTGCTTAACAGGAGCAGGAGCTGGTTTTGGAGCTTTAGCTGCTTTCCATTCTGCGATATAAGCGTCTACCTGAGTAAGACCATTTCCTAACTTCATTAGAATTCTACGAGCTTCGTCTTCATCATCAATTTGCATGATTTCATTAATCATTATAATTTTCTCCTTGTCTTATAGTAAGAAAGGGAGGCAGGTTAACCTACCTCCCTCTTCCTTAAGGTAAATCAGAATCTATTATACCTAAGATTAGGCAAGTGTTCTGATTGTAGCAGCATAGCCGTAGGTGGTTGAAACGTTTGCACCTGCACCTGAGCCTGTGGTTGAGAGAGCCTTGAAGTCAAAGCGTGTGCTCATGTACATCGCTGTGACCTGCTGGCGAGGCTCGTACTCGCTCTCGATCTCCATACCACGGCGTTCTGCGATCATCCAGCCTGGCTTGTAGACTAGAGCACCAATGTCGGCTGAGTTAGAACCAACGTTATCTAGGAACTCAGTAATAACAACTGGGATACCATAGATTGCGCCAACAGAACCTGTGAGGTATGTTGCGTTTGGTCCGAACTTATCGACTGTGCGGAAGTCGGAGGTTGTGACTAGCTCGTTGTAACCTTCGATTGTGGTTAGATATACGAGGTGGTCACCAAGCTGTAGACCGTACTTACCCATTAGGGCGCGGGCTGAAGCAATATTAGCTGCTGTAGCCTTTGTGTCGCCATCGGCGGTACGAACGGATAGACCGTCTGTAGCAACCTGGTTAACCATTGTGGTGATACCCTTAACAACAGAGGCATAAGTTGATGTGCCAGCTGGGTTAGCTGTGAAGCCTGATAGGGCGCCAGTACCACGAAGGATTGCCTTGTCGATTGAACGAGAAAGGCGACGTGTTGCTGCGCGACGGAGGAAGTCGATTAGAGGAAGAATTGTATCCTCTTCTTCATCCTTGGCAAGATGTGTTGTAACCATGAACTTGTGTGGTGTAAAGTCAACTGACTTAATTGCGTTCTGGTTTGAGGTTGGGACGTTTGATGTATCACCAACGCCTGTGGCATATGTGCCAGAAGCGAACTGTGCTACGTAATCGTCTGTATCCTCATCGGCGACTGGGACACGGAATGTCTTTGCATCGACCTGGATTCTATCGAACATAGGAGCAATAACGAGCTGCTGCTCCATTTCTTCATAGATATTTGTTGAGAAGTTGCTTAGGAACTGATCAACTGAAGTGACGGCCTTAATCTGATTACCAAGCTTGGTATCAAATGGGTCACGACGATTGAGAGCCTTAGCAAGAAGGAAGGCATTAGCCATTTCCTTTTCGCTATACTTGCTGGAAGCCTTCTGCTGCTGATAAACATGCTTGCTTTCAGAAATAGCTTTAATCTCGTCCTTATATTTTGCAATCTGTGCCTTTAGCTCAGAAAGCTCTTCACGGGTCTGGCGAGTTGCCTCACCATTACGCTCAGCCTCATCGGACTCACGTATAACAGCTTCACCAGCCTTCTCGACTAGCTTCTCTGTGTTGTTTTCTCCAACTTTAACGGAGACTTCCTCGACAGCCTTCTCCACAACTGTTTCAGTTGCAGGAGCTGCTTTCTTTTCAGTCTCTAGTACAATTGGATCACCTGCATTTTCGGTTGCCATTGTTTCATTCTCCTTTATAGTCTTAGTAGTCTTATGACCGTTTACTAATAAGGCTAGATCCTTTGAAGTCTCTTCGCCATCGTTGCAGTCAATACTCTTAAGCTTTTCGATGTTATTTAGCATCATTTTAGCAATATGATAGTTAGTGTCATTCCATTCTGATGATGGGGTAGTGGTTAAGTTTAGTGTTTTATTCAGCTTTTCCTGTAAAAGTTCACTGTTTTTAACAGCTTCGTTATCTTTCACTGCATAAAGCTCTTGTTCAGAAAGTGTAACCAGTGAGTCAAACTTTTCTTTAATATTGGAACGTTCTCCATCACTTAAGCTTTTGAACTCTGTAACAGAGACATCTAGATCATACTGTGATCCAAGGTCCCAAAAATTCGCTACTGATAAATTTTCAGCAGGGATTGTAACTGTATTATCCAATGATTTTCCGTTTAAGTCAACTTCTAAAAATTGAAAAATAGGGTTTTGGGCAGTAGCAATTTTCACTGTCTGATACCTTTTACCCTCATGTTTTACAAAAGCACCATTTTTAATTTGTGCGGTTTCTGCACTAAGAAGATTAACAAAAGGAATTGGTTCATAAGGATCAGATGATAAGGTCTTATCCTCATCGTCTTCATCTTCCTCGGATAGATTCTCAATTTCTACGTCTTCAGCAAGATTGACTTCCTTAATAATTTCCTTCTCTTCTTCTTCAGCGGCAGCAACAATGACTTCTTCTGTCTCGTTTGTTTCAACGTCTTTAGTCATAGTATTCTCCTCTTCAGAATATAGAGTAACAGATGAGTAGTTAGGGTTTTTAGACCCACCGTTTGCCTCAGTCTCACTAGGAGACATGGGACGGGCTTCTCCATCTGTCTTATCAGGTGAATCAACATTGTTAGAAGGTTGAACTAAGAACACAATTTCATGACCGTGCCCTTCTGCTTCTTCAATGGTATAATTCACAATTTTGTGATAATGCTTTTGGCCATGAGAGGAATAGGTAGTAACACCATTGCCACTATCATCCATTTCAATGGTATGATAATGACCGGCTTTGTTACCAGTTATTCCGACATAAATGCCTTCCATCATTTTCACTTCGTCTTTTAAGCTAGCCTCTTTGAGACTCTTCTTAAAGTCTTCATATTCATCGTTAGATTCAAAACTTTTTCTAACACTGAATAAGCTTTCTTGGTTGCAAGGAACGGATACAACACTAATTTCGTGAAGTTCTACATCAGTAATTTGTGTTGTGTCTGTATTCCGATCATAGCGACCATCCTTAACGCGGAACCCTACAGAAAAGCTCTTTAAAGCTCCGTCATTAATAAGTGTTTGTACACCGTGAAGTTTTTCTGCTGCGTCACTTACATAAGCTTCAACAAAAATACCTTTACGGTCTACAGAAATCTTTTCTACACGTCCAATAGGTTTGCTGTGATCGTGCTGATAAAGAAGAACAGGGTTCTTACGATAGTAATCAACACCCTTAGCCCAAGCATTAGCTGTAATGATATCACCTGCTCGATCTTTATCGGTGGTGTTAGCATAGCCAGCAATTCTTAAGCCTTTCTTCTTCTTAGGAGCACGTTTCTCAACAGTTAGTGGACTGTATACATGAAACATTTTATCCATTCTCATTATCCCCTTGTGTAGGATCAGGAGGTGTATCTGTATTATCTTCTGTAGGTCTTCCACCTTGTGAGGGGTCTACAGCACTTCCTGTAATATTTTGTGGTATTCTAATCTCATCGCAATCTTCACGATGTTGGAATCTTAATCCTATTCTAGCTTCATTAGGTGTAATAATACCAGTATTTACTAATGTAGAATAGTACATAGCTTGTGTTTTTTCGTCCGCTCTAAGAGCTGAAACAGCTGCTCTATCTGGACGAATAATAATATCTGAGTTAAAGAAGTGAGAAAATGCGCTACAGAACTGTTCTAAAATTGGCATAATAGTATGGTTATAAAATAATACTTGGTTTGCAGCTATGTTAGCATTATTTCCTGATTTTAACAGAACATATGGTACACCAAGTGCTTTTGCAATATCTTGTTGGACTCGTTCTACAGAAGCTTCAAAATCTAACTCGGAAAATTTAATTTGTCCAAAAGGACTTAGCTGTAGTCCGCCATCTAAAATAGCAGGATTTCTAGCACCACCATAAATAGTAGAATAACTCTGTCTCCACTGTTCTAATAATCTTTCTTTTACTTTTGGACTTAGAACAGAAGCAGTTTGTAAGACAATACCTGGAATACCATTATTCTTAAAGAATTGACGCTGGAAATTAATTAAGTAATAGTATAACTCAATTAATCTTTTAACAGATTTTAACTTTGGTGCGCCACGGTAAATACTATCTTCGTTATCTGACTTAATATGAATAATTTCATCAGTATCAAATTTTAGAGCAGATTCTTGTCTTGTAGTTTGTTTACCATAACTATAAGCACTTGAAGACTGAACATTTCGCACTAAAAAGTTAAAATGCGAAATAAAGGTTTTTTCGTCTGGAATAACTTCCATATCATTAGCTGGTAATACGTAAAGATTTGTACGATCATAATAAAAGAAGGCATTACCATCTAGTAAATAGTCTAAGAAAGCTCTACGAAATAACTTAACTCTGTCTTCAAAAGGATTTGGTGAACGATTTAAAAGTTTATCTACTTTCTTAACAGCACCTCCGCCTTCAACAATAATCGGGACTTCAATCAAAGCATTAATAATTAACTCAATAGAGCGATTAACTACTTCAACGTCACGATATGCTTGTTCAAAATCAAGAATAGTTTCTGGACTCGCATAAGGCTCTGCGGCAGCTAACGAAGGCTGTGCAGGGTTAAGCTTTTCTGATATCCATCTTCTCCAACCTGGAACTTCGTTAGCCATGTTTCTCCCTTTGAATTTCTAACCAATTTATAATTTTATTTGATAGATGATTACTATAACGTTGTCCGTATATATTATGTAATCTTTCGTGATGTTGTTTACAAAGGGTATAAAGGTTGTTATTGCTTAACCGATCAAACTCATCATCATAAAATTTTACTCTTATATCTTTTATTTCCTCAACAGTATCAAATTTAGACACTTTATTTTTTATGCACCAGTCTTCAAAAAGTTGAGATATAGAAAAAATATGATGAAGTTCTAAGTTTTCTTTCTCTTTGCATATATAACATTCATCGCGTAATTTGTAATCTTTTTTAATATAATCCCTTATATACTTAATAGGAATTCTTTTTAAATCTGCCATTAGAATAACTTTACCAAATACTAAACTTTGTGTCCAATCTTTAATTTTTAGAAGCCAAGAAAGGGGAACGAAAATCTTGAATTACTTGCCATCTCTTACTAAAATGCTCAGGATGTTTGTTTAATCCTACAGCTCCCTCTTCTAATAAGGAAACTTCTGTTTTAATTATTTTAGGTTTTGTCTTATAGTAGTCACTCATAGAAAGAGATACCTGTATATCATCCCCTCTATCTTTTGTTCCCCAAGGTTCTATATAGTCTTTCCATATAGTTTTTAAATGAGGAATCGAAACAGATAAACAAGCTCCAACAGCTATATCTGATTCTGCATCTATACACCATTCACTAGATAAATCTTCATAACAAGAAACTTTATTTACTCCAGATCTACCATATATAGATATAAGCCTATCAGGAGTCTTTCTTATTTCTACTATTAGTCTCATTATACAGTGAAAACTTGGGTCAATATCATCGTCTAGTATAATTGCATATTTATAATTTAAATCTTTTGCAAATTTCCAACGCTCAATACACCATCCATTTTCTTTTTTATTTATAACGGCTGCACCTTTAAACTGATGTACTTTATAAGAAGGATTATTATTAATTATAAATATAGGTAATTTACCTTTAAATTTTTCAACAAGATAATAAATATTACTAAGTCTTTTGTAGTTTAAAATTATTAGTGCAGTATCTTTAAGCATAAATTGAAGCCGATGTTTTTACATAGGTATAAATACCATATCTTACAGCGTCTGAAGCATGAGAATTATCGTCATGAATTGTTTTTGGATTTTCTGTTTTTGGATTCCACTTATAGTTTGCCATAGCAGTAAAAGTTTGAAAACCAGTCTCTGCATCAAAAATAAGTTTATCATGATCTACAAGAGCTGCAATATAATTTATACCGTCTTTAACAGATTTTACAGCATTCTCACAAAAAATATCATAGTCATAAGCAAAATCAGCTTTAAGTTGCTGGGCAGCAGAATCAATATAAATCATTTCTACTTCCCACTTTTCTTCCATTTCTTTAATATTTTCAGCAAGTTCTGAGGTTGTTACCTCTCCAGAAATATATTCATCTATTACATAAAAGCGTTCACCATCAGTAGCTATTACAATAAAAGCATTTAAGTCTCGATAACCAACGTCAAGTCCTGCAATAATCTCAAAACGATTAAGATTTTGCTTTACCCAAGTTAAGTCTTGAAGATGACGATTCTCATCAAGACTATAGACCTGCATTTCCGTAGTAGTCCAATCACACTCATACTCTTGAGCAAACATCTTATTAGAAATAGAACGACGAGCCTCTTCAATATCTTTTGTACTTAGAAGAGGATTGGCTCTCCAGGTAAATAGACCAGAACCCCAATCCTCAAATTCTGAATCTTGTCCACGAAGATAGTATGTATAAAGATAATTTGTTTTACCACGGGGAGTGGATATAAAAAGTGCCCGAGAATCGGGGTAGGTAGAAAGAGCAGGGCGCAAATCACGAGTAAAATACTCATCATCAGGGATGATTGCCGCCTCGTCTACAATTATAAGATGAGCAGCCCGCCCCACAAGTGAGTCTCTGTTGTTAGCCGATAAGAGGCGGAAGGTAGAACCGTTGATAAGTTTAACAACCTTATCTTTTTGATTGAATCTATCCACTTCCAGTTGTAAATTTCTAATAATATCTGTGACATAATCCCAAATAATTGATGATAGAGTAAAGTTAGGAGCTACTACCATCACCTGTTTTCCTGGCTCTAAGAGTTTAGCAAAAGCCAAAATACCAGCAGCTAGAGATTTACCAGTTCTTCGAGCAGAAATGTGAGTCCAAAAACGATGGTCTTCTAATCCTTGAACCATTCCCCACTGAGACTCATTAAATTGTATTCCGTTATGTTCCCCTACTACAATCTTATCAAGTAGTCTTTCTACAGGTACTTTAAAATAGTTATCCATCTATACTCATTTCAAATAATTAGCAAGAGCAATTCCAAGACCTGCTACTGCACTAGCTACAGAACCTACCCAGATTAAAGTCTTTAAACTTACACGACCAGTTGTAGCAATTGTTCTAAGTTGATTTATTTCTTTGTGCATTTCACTAATAGAATTAGACATAGCCTGCATGTTCTTTAATAGTTGTTCATATCGCTCTTGACATACGGCCTCATGTCTAGAAAACTCTAGCTTAGACTGTTGTGTGCGTTCATGAAGTTTATCAATACTATTTTCAATATCCATTAGTCTACGTCTTTATAATAAATTTAACAGCAACACCTGGATGGGTAACTGTTAGTGCAGGAACGGAGTGAGTATGAGCAGCATGATTACTTACTGCCGTAACAACTGTAATTGAGTTTGTAACGTCTTTATCTGTTGTAGAGTTAGTTGTGCTAGTCGTAACACTATGAGTTGTAGGACCTCCTGACCCTGTAGTTCCAGTTCCAGTTGAGTTCTGACCGCTTGCATTAACTTCTCCACCTGTCTTAGAACCAAGAGTAAAGGTAGACGCACCATATGGGGCTCTATCTCTAAAGTCGGGAACGTTGAAGGTCGTAGACCCGTCGCCTGCACCATAAGTAGTGCCAATTGCAGAAAAAAGTGCTGCATATGTTGTTCTTGAAATAGCTCCACCTTGACAGAGATACCATCCTCCAGGTGCAGTGGCTGCACCATACATGATGATAGATCCTGCAGGAATTAAGTCATTCCCGCCTTCTTGTAGTTTACCATCAGCCGCATTAAAATCGCCAGCAGTAGTAAAAGTAAACTGAACAGAGCTTGTTACGACTTGAAGATTACCACCAGAATTTGTTGTTAGGTTATTAGGAGACTCATATACTTTCCAACCATTACCTCCAACCCATTCAAGACCTTCATTAGGACCAGGATCGTTGAATGTAAGATGGTTTACTGCAGTAATATTATAGTTGTTCATGTCTAACGCGCTGTTAGCATCTCTTCTCATAAATGTGTTTTCAGATAGTCCATCTAATAAGTCAGCATCAAGTCCAGACCCAGCACCATCGTTACCAGAGTGCCAAATGGTGTTACCAAATAATGTTGCGGTAGTTTCATATAGCGCTAGTGTCTGTGTAAGAGTAACAGCAGAGCCACTACTTACACCGGATTTTACTTGAAAAATCATAGCAGCGTTAGTACTTGCATCTGTATTCACGTGAATACGTGCAGAGTTACCATTTTGCTCTGGTATACCAGCCTTATGGTTCCATGTTATGTTAGCATTTCCGTATCCGTCATTAATCGTTAGTGATACGCCGCCACTACCACGCCCTGCCGTTATGTAAGTATCGGTGGAATACTCGCCTGTGCCTGATGTTTTACCAGTTAGGTTGTTGAATGCATGGGTGTGGCTATCGTTAGCGATAACAATAGCATTATATGTGCCACTGACATCTCCACCAAATGATGTAGATGTGTTTAAGTAATAAGACCCTTGCTGCCCATCAAGTAAGTCAGCATCTAGACCAGAACTAGCGCCATCTACAGTTTTAATTGCCGTAAGAATTTCAGAGGCAGTTTGATCCGCAGTTGCCCCAGACTCAATTCCATCTAATTTAGTACCGTCTGTTGCTATATCGCGACCATCTACCGTACCAGAAAGAGTAATATTGCCGTTGAAATTAACTGTATCACTATTATATGCATAATGGAATACTTCTGAACGAACACCAGAACTCATACGATAGAATGTTACATGGTCGGCGCTTTCACCTGAAGCAAATGCTGGGGAACCATCGCCATTATATGAGATACCACCACCGGCAGATCCGTCTTGAGTTACCTCAATAGCACCTGTACTTTGTGAACCATTGGTACTTTGGCCAACCTGTAAAATTGCCAGCCCTGCATTTTGCGCTTTAATCCGAAGAGTTGTATTAGTGCCACCATCAATAGTTTGGTCTGCTTGATCGTTTCGTAAGAAACTTCCTGACGAAATACCATCTAATAAATCAGCATCTAGTCCAGACCCAGCACCATCAACTGTCTTAATCGCCGTAAGAATTTCACTAGCAGTTTGATCTGCTGTCGCACCCGACTCGATACCGTCTAACTTAGCACCGTCTGTTGCTATATCGCGACCATCAACAGTGCCTGAAACAGCAATGTTACCGCTGCTGTCGATACGCATACGTTCAGTGCCACCAGTTTTAAATGTTAATGTGTCAGCAGCAGCCCAATCCATTCCTGTATTAGTATCATGCGTGAATGTATAATAAGGATCATGCGAACCATAAGCAGTTGATCCATTACCAACATACATAACACCAGTGGAAGATATTTGGTTAATGGTCGTACCATCAGCAGTAATTTTAAACGGGATAAAGGATTGACCTAATGCCGCAGCATATTTAAATCCTGCTCCAACAGCATTACCACCAAGACTAGCATTACTAGAATCGACTAAAAAATAAACACCGTCTGTGGTATTAGATCCTTCTGTAGAAACTGTTAAACCAGAACTGAATGAAGTTGTACCAATACCGACTCTGCCGCTGCTGTCGATACGCATATCTTCACCAGAACCATTAGTTCTGAAAGACATGTAATTTGTTCCATTATCATATTCAATTGCACCAGCGTTTTCATCTAGATAATCACCAAAGTAAACTCGTGATTGACCTGATGATCCAGAAATTATAGCAATATGAGCATCATTTCCTGCAACAGAATTATTTTGAAATAAAGCTACAGTTTCACCAGATTGTGTTTCTGGGGGAGTTGTTCCTGTACCTTCACTTACTTCCAATCGTGCATAGCTTGGACTTTTTCCAATACCGACACTGCCGCCAACATTTACGTTACCAGTAGAAGTTCCATCACCAATAGTAACAGTGGCGTTAGCTTGAACTTCAAACTTACCAGTGGCATCTATACCAAGACCACCTAAAAATGGATCAACACGAGTTACCATTATTTCTTAACCTTCCTTCTTGGCGAAGCACCAGTAGCTACATTTACAGGAGTGCCAGTCCCCTGTCCTTTTTTACCTGCTCCTGCTTTTCTTTGGGCTGCTCGTTTACGACGAACAAAAGAGGCTCTGCCTTCTTTTCCTAATTTTCTAGCTTTTTCTCTAGATAGACAGGCGGCATAAGGTTCATCAACTTCGCCTTCCCCACATTTACCAATACGATTACCCTGGGCATCATAACGATCCCAACCGCCACCCCCAATGCCGCCAGTCTTACCTGTTCCAAACCAAGCTTTAAGACCTCCACGAGGTTTTGCCATTTAGCTCTCCAGTGATGATTTTAATTTAGAAACAAATACTGACTTAGCTGCATCAAGTTGGTCAAAGCGCATCCTTAAGTTATCTTGCTGAATGCTAATATCTCTAAGCTGTGCAACGCACTTTAATTGGTCTTGATTAAAAGTGCTTAAATCATACTCTTTATCATCAATTGTAATTTTATTTGTATTTTCTTCTGTCATAGTTCCCCTCTATCTTTCTTACGCCCAAGGCGCTATTTTATTTACTCTGGCTGGATTTTTTTGAGCATCAATTTGAGCATCAATAGAAGCTTTTAAACGAGCCTCTGCTTCCGAAGTAGTCTCTTCTCCTTCAACAAGGTTAGAGAGAGTCCAGCCTTTAACTATTTCTTCAGTAAGACTAGCAAATGCTGTAAATGATCCAGCTTCTGCATCTCCTGTTGCAATAGAACCATAAACGGTTCCCGATACTGGAGATTCATCGTCAGTTTCTCCCGATAGTCTCCAATGAATTAATTTTACTACGTCAGTTAGATCACCTTCTGTAGGTGCTGTTTCAAGAGGTCCAAAAGACCATGTGTATGTTGTAGCCATTAGTCATATTTCCTTTTTGGGTTTGAAATTATTTGATTTTTAAATGGTGTTTTTAAAGCGCACCACTCATCATATCCCATATAACCTGGTTTCTTACCAGCTGGTTTGGTGACCATTCTACCGAGGGGGGTGTAGAATTCGCACCAATCTTGTTTTTCTTTGTAACGCTGGTCAGACGAAGCCTGTTCCCAAGTACCTCCTGAACGAGATTTTTTATCACGATAGCGATAACGAAGTGTTGCCATTACTTTTTCTTCTTTTTAGCTAAAATCGATTTCTGAAGTGCAGGAGGCAACTTCTTTTGAGCAGCAGTTAAACCACCGTTACCATTTGCTTTCTTCTTACCATTTTTCATAGGCTTCTTTTTACCATAATGTCCGGGCATAGTTATTTCTTCCTTTTTGTAGTAGAAGTACGGTATTTACCACCACGTTTTTTATATTCACGCACTAACCAACCATTAGCGTATGCAGAAGGATAAACCTTAAACTTGGATTTAGCCTCTGCCTTAACTCGATTGTA